TCCAGACCGGCCCACTTCACGGTGCTCTTGATCAGGTCGGCCTTCACAGCAGGAGATACTGCTGGATCATGGATGAGGAGCCACGAGGTGGTGAGCAACTCCTCGGCTTGGGCGCGGGCTTTGAGCTTGAACGTCAGGCCCTTGTCGCGCACCTCATTGCGGTAGTGCTCCACCTTCTTCAAGAAGATGGGGTCGGCGTTGAAAGCGAGGATGTCGTTGGCCGTGATGCTGTGCCGCCCCATGATCTCTTGGAGCGTCTCGCCGCTGCCTTCGAGGGTCAGCGCCACGTCGAAGGCCAGCCGATCATTCCATTTGGTGTGGTTCAGGGGCAGGTTGTCCATGCTCGCAGTGTATCACTGGGGATGACGGGGGTGTCAAGAGGTGGGGGATGGAGCTAACTTTACACGTTACTTTTTCTGGGTCTTGGTTTAAGGGGTTGGGATATGTACGGCGGGGGGTCAGTTCGTGCAGTCCATGTACCCCCTTCCCCCCCCGGCCTGCCTCGCGCCCGTGTTGGCCGCGTCGTGCAACAATAACCCTACTGGCAGTAGGGTCAAAACCCCCTTTGGTGCTGGGGTATTTGACACCGATGTCATGTTGTGAGAGTCTGAATTTGTCGATGCAGTGATCGCACCGCTCGACGCAGTACCCGCTCTTTAACAATCCATGAAGCTGTCTCTTTGTCTGATGGCCTTCGTTTAGAAGGTTGCATTCCGCTACCGGATGCGGGCCATCACTTAGGAGATAGCTATGTCTGCAAAGACCTTTGAAGGTTCCGTGTCCATCGTCAAGAACACCAAGGGCGAGATCGCTCTCAAGCGTGATCCCGAAGGGAAGTTCTCGGCAGAAAATGCCGTCGAGTGCTACCAGACCATGTCCAAGCTGGCAAAAACCCACAAAACCACGATCAACAAGTACTCGCTTTTCATGGTGGAGAACGGCACCGAGCCGGTGATGTTGGCGAACCGCTACGGCAACCCTTACATCGCACTGCTCCCCAAGCGCGGTGACGGTAACGTGAAGCGCAACGCAGTGACCAAGTTGGCGTAAATCGAAGCTGGGGCGCAAGCCCCGGCCTTCTTCTCTCGCTGGAGCAAACGCTATGAAAGCACGCAAGCATGAATCGTCCCGCTTCATTGTGAAGTGGATCGTCGGTTACACGATGTTCTTCAGGGCCTACAAACGAGACAGCGCCGCTGTCAAGTTTCAGGAATACCTGATCGAACACGAAGGCGTCAAGCCTGAAGATGTTCGGATCGTGATGACCAAGTAAATCAAGCAGGGGCGCAAGCCCCTGCCCTTCTGGAGATTGGCATGGAAAAGTTCTGCGAAGCACACCCTTACATCGCCGCAGCAATCGCTGCACCCTTCCTGTACCTACTCTTGGTACTGGTGATGTCCCTCTAACCACAGCCCGCCGCAAGGCGGGTTTTCTTTTGCCTGTCGTTTGCTGTGACCTTCGCGCTGTGGAGGGTCACTGTTTGTTGTTAAGTTACATAGACTATACGTCGGGGGGTCATGGCTCGCACTTGCGGCGCTGCTTTACATCGCGCATCTCAAGCTGACATTGTAAAGTCCGTAGCTAACTTGACAGATAAAGTGTAATGTTATAGCTAACTTGACACAATCTAACTATACACTGCAACAATCTAATTTTTACCTGCCGCGCTGACCCCTGTTTTACCCTACGTAACTATACAAGTTTACACGTGTCAAGTTAGCAAAAAGTCCAATGAAATCAACCACTTGCGCGATTTTGCCAGAGGAGCCACAGACATGAGTTGATATAGATAAGTTAAAAAATCTATGTTTTTAGTGTATATAACATAAACCCTGAGAGAGACTGCTCCATTTCATAATGTGCAAGGCCCAACTCTCTTAAATTTTTCCGCGACATTATCTCCAAAAACGTAGATTATTTAGATCGTAACTCATAACCCATTGATTTCATTGGACTTTTTTGATCTACGAGCGATCTAACTTGACACATTTTCGTAGATTGTTTACATGTACAGTTTAGATCAAACTCGTCTCCACCCCCAATTCTCTTGGGAAAGCTGACGCAACTTGACGCCGGCCCGGCCCGGCGGTAGTCTGGTTGTGGGCCTCGATGGCCCTTGTAAACCCTCTTAACCACCTGTAAGGAGCCTATCATGGCAAAAATCTACAACGGTAATGTTTCCATCATCAAAAACCTCAAGGGTCAAATCACTGTCCAGCAGGATGTTGATGGCAAGTTCTCAGCGGCCAATGTCCAAGAACTTTACGACACCATGTGTAAACTTGCCAAGAAACACAAAGCTGAGTGCCGCTTTTACAAGCCAGAGGCTGGTGGTGATACACCGATCCTCTTTGCAGACCGTTGGGGCAAGCCCTATGTGGCAGTTCTCCCAGCCCGTAAAGCTCCCGGTGAAACCACTGTGACCCGTCCTGCTGTTGTCAAGCTCGCTTAACCCAACCCACTGGAGACACACCATGTCTGAGAAAGTTAAAACCCTCCCTTACATCGCCCCTCGTCGTCGTCGCTCCGAACCTTCCCGGTTCGTTGTCAAGTGGATCGTGGAAGACACCATGTACTTCCAATGGTTCAAGCGGGACTCTGCTGCTGTCTCTTTCCTCAACAAGCTGTTGGATGCTGGCCTTGAAGCCCGTGTCCTGATGAAGTGAGGTGCAGCATGTCCAGAAGCATTGAACTCAACCTGTCCAATGAGGACATGATCCAGATCGCTGAGTCCATCGGCACTTGGGACATGCTGTGGACAGCCATCGGTTATCTGTCAAGTTGGAACATGTCCTACCCAACCTGCCGCATCTTCAGGGATGGTGACACCGATCTGGTTGCGGCCTACTTCGACGCCGACAATCAACGGCGCTATGTCATCGGTGCCGTCTGGCATGGTGAACACTACGGGTTCCATTCCTGATTGACATGTCAGCTTACAAGGCATCACCCAGTGGTGCCTTGTGGGATGCAATGTCGCATCGCTATCTGAGGAGTTATCCATTGAAGATTGCCAACCGAGATGCCCGTGAATGGGTAGTGAAAAAGAACCCATTCACGGGTTCCAACATGTTTGCCGAGTTGTTCTGGTGGGACAGCACCGAGGGCCAGAATGGCTACGTGGTGTACAGCTACGGCAAGCACTTTCCGATGTACATCTGCCTTCACCTTGGGGGCCGTGACATCTGGTTTGCCAACGAGGACAAGTACAGCAGGTCTACCACACGGCACCAAGCCCAAGCTCGACCCATCTGTGACGGTACCCAGATGCACTGGCTGTCCACCGAGTGGATGAAGCGCCTTGTCAGAGGGGGCTATCGCTCCATTGCCCAGCAACGTGTTGCACAGGGGGTGGCACTGTGACCAAGGACAAACTCATCGAGAAGCACCGCTACTGGAACGTGGAACATATCGAATGGTGGGACAGCACCTACGACGACTTCAAGGAGCGGATGAAGACCATCGGGATCGAAGTGGATCGGATGTACTTCAGTGGCTTCTGGTCACAGGGGGATGGTGCCTGCTTTGAGGGGTCAGTGACCGACTGGGACTTGTTCCTTCGCTCTCTGGGCTACACCGACAAGGTGCTGATCCAACATGCGATGGATCACTTCAGCTTCAGTGTCGAGCACTCCGGCTACTACTGCCACGAGAACTGTACCAGCTTCTCTGCTGACCTCTGCACCCCGGCTTCTGCTGCTGACGAGGACTTTGCAGAGCAGTATGGCCCCTACCCTTGGGATGCTGACGATGTGAGAACCAAGGCATGGCTGGCGCTGCTCAACAAGTACGACAGCACCAAGCTGGAGGACGAGTTCGAGGAAGCCTTCAAGGGTCACATGCGGCAACTGTACAAGGACTTGGAGGAGGAGTACGACTACTTGACATCCGACGAGGCGGTGTGGGAGTCGTTGGAAGCCAACGAGATGACAGACGAACTGGAGGGATCATGCGAGTGATCTGCCGCTGTGGGGATGATGTCCCTACCAAACGTGCTGCACTGGGCTACAGGACTTGCCTGTCCTGTGGTGACAAAGCAGCGAAGGAGTTGCGCCACACTGTGGCCCCTCTCAACAAGTCCAACTACATGCTGTTCACTGACCCCGAACTGCTCAAGCAACTCAACCCAAAGAGGACAACATGAGAAAACCAACACCCATCAAGCCAATGGGCGTATCCGTCAACGACACCATCCTGAAACGTGTTCTCCGATGGCTGGCGACTGTCGCAGTAGTGACAGCCTGTGCTGTCGGCTTCGCTGTCGTTGTGCTCGAATGGATGGCCGGTTGTGGGGAGACTTACATCGACGCCAAAGGAGAGCGACATGAGTATGAGTGCTTGTTCATCAAGCGATAAGCCATTGCGACTGTTCTGCCTGCGGTATGGCAAGTCCGGCCCCAAGGTGCGGGATTCCAAGGGCCACCTCATCTACTTCGACGACAAGGAGAAAGCGAAACGAACCAGAGACGAACTGAACACGGGCCTTGACCGGCCCATCTTCGTGGTATCCCACGGCCCCGACCATCAACCCAAGTCCGAAAGGAAGTAATCATGCGAGCCACCCTTCTGAAAGAAACCATCAAGTCCCTGTTCCACATCACCCGTACCCTGTCCATCGAGGGTGCTCCCGGTGGTGGCAAGACGACCATCGTCCACGAGGTTGCACAGGAACTTGACATCCCCTGCATCGAACGTCACATGCCGACCATGCTGGTCGAAGACTTCGGTATTTTGTACCCCGATGGTTCGCCGGACAGCCAGCGGCTGTCCTACCGCCTGCCCGACTGGTTCCCGGTCAAGGGCAAGGCACCAGAGCAGGGCATCCTGCTGTTCGATGACCGCAACCAAGCTGGCCCTGATCTCCAGAAGGTGCTGGCTAACATCTGCCAAGCCCGGACTCTGCACGGTGTCCCCATGCCCGATGGCTGGATGGTGGTGTCCACTGGCAACAGACAGTCCGACAGAGCCGGTGCCAACCGGGTACTGAGCCATCTCCGCAACCGTGAGACGGTGCTGGAGTTGGAAACCCACCTCGACGACTGGACTGCATGGGCCATCAACCACGGTGTCAAGCCCGAGGTCATCTCGTTCATCCGCTTCCGTCCCGGTCTGCTGCACGACTTCGATCCGCAGCGGGATCAGAACGCCACTCCCCGAGCATGGGTTGACGGTGTGTCTGACGTGCTGGGTACTGTCCCTGCCGAGGCTGAGTTCGAGTGCTTCAAAGGTGCTGTGGGTGAGGGTGCTGCTGCCGAGTTCGTTGGCTTCGTTCGCATCTTCCGTAAGCTGCCCAACCCTGACGCTACCCTGCTCAACCCTCAGACGGCAGACGTTCCCAAAGACCCTGCCACTCTGTACGCCCTGTCTGGTGCTCTGGCACAGCGGGCTACCGAGTCCAACTTTGAACGTGTCTGCCAGTACTCTGAGCGTATGCCTCCCGAGTTCTCGGTGCTGACCATCAGCTATGCGGCCCGCCGTAACCCTGACTTGGCAAACACCCAAGCCTTCACCAAGTGGTCGATCAACCATCAGGACGTGCTGTTCTGAGCAACACCAAGGGTGTGAGTTCAGCTCACACCCATCCATCAACTTATTCAGGAGTGACAGAATGAATCTCAACGACCGTGCCCTACTGGTGCAACTCAACGTGTCCCAGTGGACTGCCCGCAAGTATGACAAGAAGGCTTCCAAGGAGGTGACGACTGCCCACGGTGCAGCGTCTGCTGCTGGCCGTTTCAACAAGTCCCTGCTGCCCATGAACGACAAGCTGGACAACATCCACAAGAAGACGACGTTCATCCGCACCAAGTACTACGACAACACCCTGCCGTGGGGTATGGATGGCACCATGATGCTGCCCACTGCCAACTACCTCAACTTCATGTCCGACTTCCGCAAGGAGAAGGGCGAGTGGTACCAACTGGTGCAGAACTTCCTCGATGAGTACGACCAGATGAAGCTCGATGCACAGCGCATCCTTGGCTCCCTGTACGACGCTGCCGACTATCCCAACGTGCTGGAACTGCGGCACAAGTTCAAGATGGACATGGCTGTGTTCCCGGTACCCAGTGCGGACTTCCGTGTCGCCATCGGCTCCGAGGAACTGACACGCATCCAGCAGGATGTTGAGCGACGTGTGAAGGAGGCGGAACAGGCAGCGTTGAAGGACGTGTGGAACCGGCTGTACGAACGGGTCAAGCACATGGCCGAGAAGCTGGCCGACCCCAAGGCGATCTTCCGTGACTCGATGGTGGAGAACGCCAAGGAAATCTGCGCCATGCTGCCCCGGCTGAACTTCAGCGATGACCCCAACTTGGAAGCCATGCGTCAGCAGGTTGAGGCATCCTTGTTGAAGCATCCTGAAGCTCTGCGCAACGACCCTGACCTGCGCCGTGATACCGCCGCTGAAGCGAAGGCCATCATGGACAAGATGGGTGCCTTCATGGGCAACCTGTAAAGGAGACTTACAACATGACAACTGCAACCATCAACATGAAGAAGCTGGAAACCAAGCTGGCGAAGGCGAAGACTGCCCTGATTCTGGAGCATCCCTTCGTCGGCACCATCGCCCTGAACATGCCCTTCGAGTTCGACGAGAACATCCCCACTGCTGCGACCAACGGCAAGCGGATCAAGTTCAACCCCGAGTTCGTCAACTCGTTGACCGATGAGGAAGTCAAGTTCCTCGTGGCCCACGAGTGCTTCCACCCCATGCTGGAGCACAACTTCCGACGTGGTGAGCGTCAGCCACGGCGCTGGAACATGGCCGCTGACTACGTGATCAACAAGCTGCTGGTCGATGACGACATCGGTCGGATGCCCAAGGTCGGATTGCACGACCCCATCATCTACAACGCTGGCAAGGGTACCAGCGAGGGCATCTACAACATCCTGCCGGAACAGCCTGAAGGCGGTGGCTCTGGTGCTGGTGAACCCGGTGGCCCGCTCGACGACTGCGAGGACGGCGACGGTAGCCCTGCCGAACAACAGCAGCAACAGGCCGAGTGGAAGGTGAAGGTGGCGCAAGCTGCACAGGCAGCGAAGATGATGGGCAAGATGTCTGCCAACATGCAACGTCTTATGGATGAGGTGCTGCAACCCAAGGTTGATTGGCGTGATGTGCTGCAACGCTTTCTCGTCAAGGCCCGCAACGACAGCCGCTCGTTCGCTCGGTTCAATCGCCGCTTCATTGCACAAGGCATGTACCTGCCCAGTGTCAGCGGTGAGGCGATGGGTGAGGTGCTGTTCGCAGTGGACTGCTCTGGCTCCATCGACCAGCATACGATCAACCAGTTCGCTGCCGAGATCAGCAAGGTCAAGGACGACCTGCTGCCTGAGCGTATCCATGTGCTGTACTTCGACAGCGAGGTCAGCCACGTGGAATCCTACGAGGCCCACGACGACCTCGACATCAAGCCCCACGGCGGTGGCGGTACCGACTTCGCTCCGGTGTTTGCCAAGATCATCGAACTCGGGATCAACCCGGTGGCTATCGTGTTCCTGACAGACCTGTGCTGCTCCAGCTTCGGTGATCAGCCCGATGCACCTGTGCTGTGGGTCACTACCGATGCAGGCACGGCACCCTTCGGTGAGATTGTGGAGATGAACTGATGATCACTGTAGACAAGGACACGCTGAGGGCCATGCTGGAGTCAGCGTATGCACTGGGCTTTGCCGTCAGTGGCGAAGGCTGGAACGCTGAGTACCCATTCGATCACAAGGGCAACGACTACGAGGATGACGAGGGCTGGTGTCGCAGCCGGGACAGACATCTGAACGCACTGATCGCAGAGATCATGGAACAAGGAGGACAACCATGAACATCTTTCATGACGCCGAGTACACCGAGCGGGTAATGGCCGCAGTCAAGCTGATCAGTGGCGCACTGTCCGAGACTGAGTTCGACGTGGCGACCAACGCCCTGAGGACTGTGCTGGCGCTAGCTGGTAAGCAGTCCACCCTGACCACGGAGGAGTTCCTCACTGCTACCGTGGTGCAGATGAAGCACCTGATAGATCACATGACAATCATCGAGCACACCATTCAATAAGGAGATCAACATGGCAACAGTACGTTTCAGCAAAGAACTCATCGACCGCATCGAGAAGCAAGCCCGTGCCAAGATGGAACCCGCCATCGTCAAGGCACAAGGGCAGAAGCCCGACAACTCGTGGGGCCAGCGCATCTACGACATCCTGTTCCACGAAGCCAAGCCAGTCATTGCGCAAGTTCCTGTTGGATGGTTGAAGCAGGCCAAGCGAATCCAGATCGACAGGATCGGAGAGCGCCAGTGCAACATGACCTTCGAGTTCGCAACCGAACAACCTTGGCCGCACCAATTCCCCAATTCGGAACTGGCTGCTAAGACGATGTCCTACGGCGATGGCATTGTCCTCAAGGATCACCTCGTCTGGGGTGAGTTCCATGCGGAGGTGACTGCCTACCACCAACGTGTTCAGGAAGCAGCGAAGCGGCGCGATGAGTTCGTCGAAGCCGTCAAGAAAATCTGCACAACCTACAGCACGTTGGCACCAGCACTCAAGGCATGGCCTCCCCTGTGGGAGTTGGTACCCGAGGACGTGAAGGACAAGCACCGCGAGATCAAGGAGCGGGAGAAGAAGGAAGTGGTACTCAACGTGGACATCGGCAAGCTCACTGCCCTGAGTACTGCTGCCAAGTTCGGACTGTGACGTACCCCAAGGCTATACCACGCATCGACGATGACAAACGACGAGAGTGGCTCCGTGCCTTGCGCCGATTCAAGTACGGTATCAAGGTACGGGCCAAGCTTGGGGTACTGCAAACCATCTGTGAACAAGTTGCAGCAGAACGTAAGGGTAAACAGCAGTGGGATGCACCCCAATGGGAGCACGACAGGTGGGTTACGTTCCTGTACACTTGCATCAAAGAGAACACGTATCCACCTGAGCTACTGACTGCGTTCGTCAAGACCGCAGAGGTGACGTTTATGACAACACACAAGCAGCCCAAGGTGGAGAAGGTACTGGATGCAGTGAACGACATGTGCAAACAAAACAGCAGGGCACTCCGACACAAGTTCGGGGTGTTCGTGTGAGGTGATATGGGTAACACGAAGAAGCCACGCAAGAAGTACCGACCCAAGCCGGTACTGTCCAACCCACTGGGCTACGTGCTGGAGAGCATGACGCGAGTGGCTGACCATGACTTCCCTCTGGTTGACCTGAAGATCAAGAACCACATGGCGATGTCCATGCTGATGAAGGGTCAGGCCAAGAAGGATGACATGGACAAGCTCGTTGCCATGAGCAACATGACCGAAGCACTGTGGGAGTTGGGGTTCGGGAAGGAATACCAGAACGTCTGCATCGACGGGCGGTATGCCATCCTGTCCATCATCAACAGGGCGCAGCAGCACGGTCGCTTCACGCCGACAGGGCCGGAGATCACCATGCTCAACACACTGATGGAACTCCACGATGCACAGATGGAGATCATCACAGTGAAGGACATGGAGAAGGCGCTCGACGTGGTGCGTACCAAGCTCAGACTGGGCAAGGATACCGTGAAGCTGCCGACAGTACCCGAGCACCTCAAATGACACGACGAGCACGAGTGCGTAACTTGTTCACCATCACCCTCGTGGTGCTGGCGGCAGTGGTACTCGTGCTCGACTTTCTGATCATCCTCAACTGGAGACACCCATGACGATGGAAGACGAACGCAACCTCGACCTGATGGTTGCTGAACTGGAGCAAGAGAACAGACTGATGAGAGCAAGGAATGAACGACTCGAACGAGAACTCAATGAAGCACTCGACGCAAACGCCCGATTCAAAGTCGCACTGGGACGCAACGCAAACGCCCGATTCAAAGTCGCACTGGAACGCATCATTGCCATATCCCAGTTGGCCTTTCGGGACGGTAGACCCCAAGGAACTGGCGAAGTGGGGCCGCAAGAACACGACGACAACGCAAAGACCAACTCGACAACCTACCCGAAGCGGGGCCGCAAGAACACGACGACAACGCAAAGACCAACTCGACAACCTACCCGAAGCACCATTTTGAAAGGAACACCATGAGCAAGATCACCAAGAAGCAGCAAGTCATCAACTGGTTTCTCAAGCACCCGCTGGCTACACCCAAGGTCGTATCTGAGAAGTTCGGTATGGCAATGCGCAGTGTGTACACACTGCGCAAGCAAGCGATGCACCTGTACCAAGAACAACAAGCCGTCGAGATGAAACAAGAAACTGCAACACACACCGAACAACGTGTTGTGATTCGTGACTTCACCCCGTCCGAGAAGGCAGACGACCGGCAGGTGGGCGGCGACCACTACAAGAACATGGGCGTGGAACCGTGGAACGTAGTCGATACATGGCCCCGTGAGCAGCGCATTGGCTACTACCGTGGCGACGCTCTGAAGTACCTGATGCGCATGGGCAGCAAGGATCAGTCCGCTGAGGAGATCGGCAAGGGTCAGCACTACATGCAGAAGCTGCTGGAGGTGCTCAACGAAGTGGACGACTCCACCACCGAGGGGTATGCGGCTGCTGACATGGCGAGTGCGGCTGCACAGGGCTTCCGTGATGGCTACGCCTCAGCAAAGCGGGGTGAGTGATGGACTCGCACAAGACAAGCCAGACCGCACTGGCGCAAGGCATGGCGGATGAGGTGCTCGATGTGGTCTACAAGTACCACGAGGCAGTTCCTATGGTGCTGGTGCTTGGCGTACTGGAGGTGGTCAAGCAGCAACT